CAGGTTGCTTTTGATAAATATGAAATCAATACACCAAAGCGTCAAGCAGCGTTTATTGGTCAGTGTGCTCATGAGTCTGCTAATTTTAAAGTCTTGCAAGAAAACCTAAACTACAGCGCAGAAGGGTTAATGAAAACGTGGCCTAGCCGTTTTTCTACCAAAGAAGTTGCAGATCAATATGCACGACAGCCAGCTAAAATTGCAGGAAAGGTATACAACGGACGCTTAGGCAACACTAGCGAAGAAGAAGCTTCTAAGTATTTGGGAAGAGGTTTAATTCAGCTAACCGGCAAGGAAAACTATGAACGATGTGGATTGGCTATTGGTGTTGACCTTTTGTCTAACCCTGATTTATTGATTGATCCACGATATGCAACTATGTCAGCCGGATGGTTCTGGAACAAAAAGGGATTAAACGAATTGGCTGACCAACAGGAACATGGTCAAATTACCAAGAGAATCAATGGCGGAACCATAGGGCTAGATGATAGAATTGCTAAAACAACCAAAGCGGCGCAAGCACTAGGATAACCCATGCCATTACAAAAACTAGTCTTTAAGCCCGGTATTAATAAAGAGGGCACAAACTACACTAATGAAGGTGGTTGGTTTGACTGCGATAAAGTGCGCTTTCGTTCTGGTAATGCAGAAAAGATTGGTGGTTGGACACGGCTTTCTGACAATACGTTTGTAGGAATATGTCGTGCGCTTTGGAATTGGGGGACCTTAGCGGGTGCTAATTTATTAGGTGTAGGCACAAGCAAAAAATACTATATTGAACAAGGCGGCACGTACAACGATATTACCCCGCTATTATTAAACAGTAGTGGAAGCACAACAACTACGTTAGGGGCTAGTCCTTTAGGAACAACAAATGGCTCTGCTACAGTAACAGTAAACGATGCAGTTAGTGGGATTTCTCCTAGCGTTGGGGACTATGTAATTTTAACTAGCACCGCAACTGTTGGCGGTTTAACTATTTCTGGTGAATACGTAATAACAAAAGTTAATAGCACGTTACAGTACGAAATAACAGCAAGCACAACTGCAACTTCAACTGCATCAGGTGGTGGGACCGTAACGGCTAAATACGAGTACCCAATAGGCGGAGATACCTATACTACAAGCACAGGATGGGGTGCAGGAAGTTGGTCTCCAACAGATACTGTTGCTTTAGGCATAGATCCTTTTGCAATTGCTGGAGGTAGTACTACTGTTACTGTAACGCAAGCTGCTCATGGGTATTTAAAAACCGCAGGTGATTTTACTATAGGGGCGCAATATAAAATTGTTGCTATAGGTTCTACTGACTTTACTTTAATTGGGGCTTCTGCCAATACTGTCGGAACAATATTTACTGCTACTGGGGTGGGTACTGGATCAGGTACGGCTTCTATTGTTTGGGTAGCATTTTTAGGTGCTACGGACGTACTTACAACACCAACTGTTTACGGTTTTAGCCCCGGTACTTACGGATTTCGTACTGGTAGTTATGGTATGTTTGGGCACGGTATTGAACCCGCTATTCCAGCTACTTTTATAAATGGTAGAGCTTTTGAAATTACTTACGTTAACGCCAATACATATACTATAACTATTGTTGCAGCTGCGTCTTATGGTGGGGTTGGCGGAGGTACTACTGTTACTGCTTACCCACAATTTGGTATTCGCCCTTGGAACTCTGCAGCAGATGTAGGTATTGCACAGCAGCTTCGCTTATGGACTAACGACAACTTTGGTCAAGAACTATTTATTGCCCCTCGTGGTGGTGCGCTTTATTATTGGTTGCCATCGGGACAAAGCTATCCAAGTACTCTTGCTGGAGGTTATACAACTAGGGCGCAGTCTTTAGCAGTAGAATCAACAGCCGCAGGCTATTCAGGGCAGTTTGTGCCAAATACAACCAATCAAGTTCTTGGTTCAGCTATTCAACGGTTTGTTATTGCAATGGGCGCTAACCCATATGACCCTACAAATTCAGAAACAACTTTTGACCCACTGTTAGTTCGTTGGTCTGACCAAGAAAATCCTTACCAATGGGTACCACAGGTTACTAACCAGTCAGGTGAATACCGACTTAATATTGGTTCTTTTATTGTTTGTGGTAGATCAACCCGCCAAGAGATATTAGTTTGGACTGATGCAGCTATTTATTCTATGCAATATTTAGGACCTCCTTATGTATGGGGTTTCCAGTTGTTGCAAGACAACATTTCTATTATGGGTCCTAATTCTTCTATTACAGTGAACAATGTAACTTACTGGATGGGCACAGATAAATTCTATCGTTATACCGGTCGTGTAGAAACTCTGCCTTGTACATTACGCCAATATGTTTACCAAGACATTAACCAAAATCAAAACTTCCAAGTGTATGCAGGTAGCGTAGAGGGTTATAACGAGATTTGGTGGTTCTATTGTTCTGCTAATAGCGACGAAATTGACCGATATGTTATTTACAACTACGTAGATAATGTTTGGTACTATGGCAATATGAGCCGCACTGCTTGGTTAGATTCTGGTTTACGTACATATCCAATGGGTGCCGACACTGTTAACTACCGAATCCTTTACCATGAGAACGGTGTGGACGATGTATCAGGGTTAACTGCAGTGCCTATTGTGTCTTACGTTCAATCGTCTGATTTTGATATCGGAGATGGCTTAAACTTTGGGTTTGTGTGGAGAATATTACCAGATCTAACATTTAACGGTTCTACATCAGGTGTACCAAAAGTAACTATGGTGGTGTTGCCTCGTCAAAACGCAGGTACTCCTTATGGAACACCAAATGCTCCAGCAGTAGCAAGTACACAAAACTACAATACTAGACGCACTTACGATGTTCAACAATTTGATGGGCAGGTTTATACTCGTATTAGAGGTCGTCAAATGGCGTATAGAATTGAGTCTACTGGATTAGGTGTTGCTTGGCAGATGGGTTATCCACGTATTGATATTAGACCAGACGGACGCAGATAATGGCTACTGTTGACCCACAAGTCAAAACGGGGGTACTGCGCCCACCAAAGGCTCCTAACTTACCCAATGCTCCAATAGAAGGGTATAACGCCGGATATTTTGACCAATATTCCAACGTGCTGCGTTTGTACTTTAACCAGATTGATAACTTTGCGCAGCCATTTACAAGCAATGCGGGTGGCTCGTATTTAAAGTTTCCTAGTGCATCTTTTCAAGATAATACAAGTCAACGATGTTCGGTTACATATCAAACACCAATGACATTTACCCAAATTGACTATTCAAATCAATTTACTTTAAGCGACCAAACTGCTAGTTTTACAGGTTCTCGTTCTGGTAGCACATTAACAGTATCCGCCTTGTCTTCTGGCTATATCTATAACGGGATGCACATTACAGGTACAGGCTGGGCAAGTGCTGTATTTACCGCAAGCATTACAGATAACGTGATGACTGTAACGGCGGTTAGCTCTGGTACTTTGGCAGTTGGTCAATATCTTGTAGATGGTGCTGGATTACCTGCTGGGGCTAGAATTGCTCAATTAATTACTGGTACAGGGAGCACTGGCACATATCAAATTAACATCCCAGACGGCACTTTGCAAAACCTTGCCTCCACCACAATTACAGGCTATGGAACTAGCATTACTAACCAGCTTACTGGCACGGCTGGTGGGGTAGGAACTTATTCTGTTAGCACTTCTGGCACTATTGCAAGTACATCTCTACAAGGCAGAGCTACTTCAAAAATAGTAGCCAATGTAGCAGGTACTTATAATTTTCAATGGTCTGGGCAGTTTACAAGCCTTAGTAATTCCTCTGAAACATCTTATATATGGTTAAGAGTCAATGGAGTAGATTTGGCTGGCTCTACAGGGCAAGTTGGAATGTTAGCAAGAAAAAGCGCTGGTGTAGCTAACTCTCTGATTGCAGGTTGGAATTACTATATAAACTTAAATGCTGGGGATTATGTAGAGTTATTTTGGTTAGTTTCAGATGCAACTAATGTCACTTTGGCATCATTTCCAGCAAGTACTAGCCCAGCCTATCCATCAACCGCTTCTTTAATCGCCACAATTGGCTTTGTGTCGGCGCTATATTAATGATAAAATCAACCCAATTCCCTTTTAAGAGGCTTCTATGAGCATTTTACGCTATTTTAATAAACATCATGGATGGTATGATGGAAAACGCACCCCTTTTACTGGTGCAGAAGAAGCCGCCGCCGTACCTGTTATTGCTGAAGTTATTGAAGGGGGTACTGTAGCCGCCGAAGGTGCTACTGCCGCTGAAGCTGGAGCCGGTGCCTATGAAGCTGGTTTAGCTGGTACTTCTGGGAATGCGGCTTTATATGGTGCAGGGCAGACGGGTGCTACTTATGCTGGTGCTGGTGCCGGCGAACTTGCTACTGAAGAAGCTGCTCAAGAAGCTGCTAGGCAAGCTGCTATACAAAATGCAGGTAATTCCCAATTAGCTAATGTTCCTGCAAACCAAGTAAGTAATTATGCTGGAAATCAGTTAGCAAGTAATAGTGGTGTAATGTCAGATGTGGGTGCAGACCCTACCATGCAAGCATGGAAAAATGCCCTTGATGCTAAACAATTTGTTCCGGATAACCCATTAAGCGCAGAAGTATTGCAAGCTACTGGAAATGCCTCTTCTACCTTACCTTTTGAAGCTAACTACCCCACAGGTGGATTAACCCCCGCAGAAATGCAAGCAGGTTCAGGTATTCAAGGTATAGGTCCTAATCTTGCTGGCACTGCTGGCGGTATTATTCCTGCTGGATATGAACTTAGCCTATTTTTACCATCTCAAATCCAATTAATGGTAGG